TCATATCCTTTTGGGTAAAGAACTTTGATTTTGAAAGAATAGCAGATTCTTTAATGCTACTATTTTTCTTGATTTTATCTAAAATACTCATCTTATCCTTTAATTAAAAAAATCTTCAAGTGAACTCTTCTTCTCAGTTGTCCACCCCATACAATCTAAAATTGTCTTGATGGGGTCAACAAACGTCTTGCTGAATTGCATATTATAGTCTATATATTTCTCCAAGTCAAACTCTTTTGGAATTCTAGATGGAAATGATATAACAGAGTCTTTAAAATGATTTGGCATTGTTAAATATGCAAACTTTATCTTCTCACCATCTTTGATAATTTGATATTTCTTATCTAATCCAAACTGTTTAATATTGTGATTATACAATATAGCACCTTTTACATGAATGGGTGTGCCAGACTTATACAACATCAATGGATCGGTGTATTTCATTATTCCATTAACCCCCCTTGGAAACGCAATATCTTCTGGTGGCAACTTTTTGAAGTCTTTTTCAAAATCTGATATAAATTTATGCATATCATCTTCTGTTCCATTAATCATAATCTTTATAGACTCTTTCATCTTCCCGCGCACCACCAGTGGCGTAGACGACTTGATCATTTCAAGGCCCATAACCTTTAAATCAGGTTCATTGTACCTAACCCCTTCAGAGTCATATACATTCATGATATAGCGCTTCTTAGCAGTCCAGATTACCTTGTCACATAGGCATTCGCGTTTCATATTCATCTTCTGTTCTGCAGCGTGAACATAGTCAGCCAATTCTTGATATGATTTTGAAATTAATGGCTGAATCTTATCATTACAAACCCTATCCATAAAATCAATAATCTTTGTCTTTGGCAGGTTCACAACACCATCAGTTCCATAAACTTTATCAATCAATGGACCCAATTTCATAACAACACTATCAGTATCCATGGCAATAATATAATCAATGTCGGTAGTTCCAAGTAACTTATTCATATAATTACTAAGTGCACGTTCAATCCACTTAATCGATAACTGTCCAGCGAGTGTAATACTTCTGGCAATCCGGAGGTCGTAGAATCTAAAATATGGGGTACCTTGAACGCCATATGCCGAATTAAGACTAAGTTTCTTTGCCAATTGTAGATTATTCATTCTACCAATCAATTTCTTAATTTCAAAGTGCTTAGTTACATCCGGTTCATCCTCAAGTTGTTGCTTATACTTCAACATTAACTTCTTGTATTTCTTTCTATCGGAATACATATCAGCCATCATTGTTGGTAGAAATCCTTTAATATCAGTTCTGAAAAATTGCCCACTTGGTGTAATAGTAACATCTTTTAATTTTGTTAGATCAATCTCTTTATTAAGAAGTTTTTCTACTGTTACATTCTGTGCAAGAACCTCTCTCATCTCATCCGTATAATCTTTCACTTGTACCAAAGTCTCGGGCGAAATCGAATATTGCATAATCAAATGTGGATACAATCCATCAAGATCGAATGAACATGCCCAATGGTGTAATCCTACTTGAACTTCTTTAACATAAGCACCCTCAAACATCCCATCCTTGTCCTTATGTTCTTTTGGTGGAACAATTATACCATCCTTTAATAAGTAATTATATGCAAGAGCGTCCCATAGCCTAGTTTGGCTAAAGATATCTTCAAAGTTACATTTACAGTCATATGCAAGTGTTGCAGCCAATTCAAGTAGATTCAACTTCTGATCAAGTTCAACGATAAGTGTAGTATCTACAATATTATATGCAATAAACTTTTGATAATTTTCTGTATAAAGTTGATATAAGTTGTCAAATTCATCATACGACAACTTACCTTTACCCAATTCAAATTGCGCAACTGTATCAAGCCTATAGTTCTCTGGAATCTTCTTATTTCTCTTGGCATCTGCTTCATATAGTTCAATGTAATCAAGTACAGACACCCCCATCAATTCATATACGATTAGGTCTTTGTTATTCTTGTGTTCCGTTCGATCATTAATCTTCCCCCAAGGTGAGAGTGATTGATGGTTAGACTCATCTAAAATCTTACGAAACCTATTAACCAAGTAAGGAATGTCAAAAAACTTAACATTCCATCCAGTTAGGATATCAGGGCAATTATCTTCCCATTGTTTTAGGAATTTCTGACAAAGATCAATTTCGTCACGACACTTGAAATATCGCTCTTTACCTTCAATTACATAATCATTACAACCAAAGGTGAGAATCTGCCCACCGATGAATGTTAATGTTATTGCTGTGATAGGCTGGTTCGCTAGATAGGGATCAGGAAATCCACCCGTTCCATCACCGACTTCAATATCCAAAACACCAATAAGCAATTCATTAAAATCCCATTCTATAGCATCTTTATGATAATCTGCAATGAATGCATATTCATATGCAGTATTTCCATATATTTTTGGACCATTGGATATATTTGAATATTGTTTTACATAATCTCTAGCCGAGTATATGTCGTCAAATTGTTTCTCTACCAAAGGAGTTCCGTCAAGAGTTTTGAACGTTGTTCCCTTTTGTGATTCAATATACAATGATGGGGAGTATTTTACACGTTGCTTAACTCTGCGACCATCAAATACTCCCCTGTACAGAATATGGTTACCAAGTTTCTGTACGTTGGTGTATGCCTTTGCCATTAACCTGTGATGATTTGTTGTTTACCCGGAACAATGATACCAGAACCAAAAATTTGTTTATAATTGGTAATAAAGTCTTCTGCCGGGGTATATGTGTATACAATGTGCTTGTGTGCAAACAAAATGATAGAATCCTTCTTTTGTTCTGAGTGAATAGGGAACGGAGAAAACCCAATATTTGGTTGCCCATCCTTACCACGAACAACAGCAATTCCTACGGGGTTTGTGAGTACAAGCATTGTTTCGTCTTGAGACTCAATCTCACCCAGAACATCTTCTCCAGTAACCAACTTCAATGCAATAATTTTCATATTTTCTCCATGATTAAAAAACTAATTGTAACACAAAACATGTGATGTGTCAAACGAAAAAGCCACCCGAAGGTGGCTAATATTTACTTGTCTTATTGCTTATTATTCTGTAGAAGGAACTTGGACAACAACAGATTCAATGGTAACCGGTGTTTCTACAGGAACTTCCCCGATTTGCTGAATTGGAGTATCAGGGGTCGCCACAACGGTTGCAACTTCAGTGGTGTGAACAAGATTACCATCAACATCAAAAATCTTAATGTAATCTGCAACTTCAGTTTCGATGAATTTTATTGCAGTTTCAAAATCTTCTAGTGCGTGATTTTCAATATTCAGAAGACCATTGATGATATAGTGACATTTTACAAGATATGACATTATTTTCCTTTAATTGTTGGTTGCGTACTCTTGAATTGAACAAGTCCTATAGGGTATGAACCTACCGTGCTACCATCACACTCAGCCGCGAATCTATTTATATAAACTGGTGCCCCAGTACGGAATCGAACCGTCTTTTAATGCTTACAAGGCAATTGTAATACCAATATACTACAAGGGCGATATTTTATTTATTCATCATTTTTTTGGTACGGGTAATCGGACTCGAACCGATACGCTTTACGGCGAGGGATTTTAAATCCCTTGTGTCTACCAAATTCCACCATACCCGCATTATTTACATTGAAATTCATTATAACAAATTAAGTGTAGTCTGTCAATGATTTTTCATTTAATTTATAGTAGGTTGCACACATTTTCATTAAGTTGCGCTTCGATATTTAACGTGACATAAGTCATTCCGCAACACCTTTACCATGATCTAACCGATCAAACTATAAAACTTGGTACCGCTAAAAAGAATCAAACTTCTGTTCCAGATTTAGGAAATCCGTGTATTTTTCACTATACGATAGCGGTGTAATTGGTGGGCAGTCCGAGAATCGAACTCGGAAAAACCTACGGTCTAAACGTAGTAGCTGTACCAATTTGCATATGTCAACTGCCCATAAAATTCACTTTATACTTTGTCATAATTTTTACTATAGTTTGAACAGAACCATAACGCAAGTCCAATTTAACTAAGACTTGATTTAAATTTCTAGATGTTTCTATAGCATTAATCATTTCTTCATCCGAATATTTACTAACTTTAAATCCTCTTTTGTCAATACCACTCCTACGCCATGTTGGTGTCTGTGCGTGACAGTTTGGGCATAATAATTTCAAATTTTCTCTTGTATTATTTTGTCTATTCCCATCTGAATGTTCTAATTCAAGTGGTATGGGACGCCCCATCCATTCTGACAATTTACAACACTCACATGATTTGCCACGTTCCAATAACAATGCATTCTTGAATGCACCTTTTCCGGGAATTCCAAATTCGGCAAATCTTTTATTTTTTGAATGATTCATTCTATTCTTAGTCTCTTCTGGTAAACTAGAATATACCTGTTTTGCTGGAATCCTATTCCCATCTTTATATGAACTTTTCAATGCTTTTGAGTTTTTAATCTTATTAATCGGACAAGAATTTGCGCTTTGTGTGCATGTTAACTCCCCTGATTTATTTTTAAATTTGGCAGTATTTCCGCATCCAAATTTACACAGTTCATATGTTTCAATTGGTTCTGATTTTTTATGTGACATAACTTTTATTAAATTGGTAGACATAACTATATTTATAAATCTACCAATTTATAAAAACATAGGTTTAAATTAGAGGTTAGTGTACTTTTGATGGTACAACATCCATTGAGCGAGAGCGTACAACATAAGTTTACGGGTTTAACACCTCTTTGGTTGAACAGTCTAGGCAACTAATAACCTTCACCCTAATATACTTGTTCAAGGTATAAAAGTAATTACTAGTGTTTGTTCCTAACTAACCATATTGAAGCATACTGGACACTCCAGTCGTCGCGCTGTTGGCATTGAACCAAATGCTTCAATATGGTGATTGTTTAGTCCGATAACAATCAAGAGTTGTTGATACTATTTTAGTTAATATCTTTCGTATTATGACATATAGAAAGTAGCGATCTTCCAGTATAATACAACGGTTAACACATCATCCGTAACTTTTGTTTATGTTAGGCTCCCATAAAGTCTATGAACTAAATCACTTTCTACTCGCCGTGTACTCCTAGGGATAAACAAACCCCGAGCATTATATTACATATTCTTGGTGTCAATTATTGGTTACGCTCCAATCCCCCGTGCTTTTCAGGCACATGCTTCCACTAGGTTAGCTCAATTGACATTTACCTTTTTCCAACCAATTAATATTACACCATATAAAAACACACTCGCATCTGCTTGTATCTTGGCCGCGTGTTCTACTGTTGTGAATCCTACGTCTAGGCAACAGTGTGCACATTTACACTAGTGCTTTTATATGAACCCTTTGATGAGAATCGAACTCATTTTTACCACCGTATACAGTGTTGTAATGCCATTATACTACAAAGGATATTTTCCACACAATTTGTCACATTGTACGCCGTGTGCTATGGCGAGATTTAATTTGTCATGATCATTCCGCCACATTTATTCGGAATCATTTTACCCTTTTAATTAAGTGCACAGGGTTAGTGGTAAGTAGTGATAGTTGATAGCAGGGTTACTAGTTTAGCCACATCGCAGTGATACCCATTCATAAGATTTTCGAGGTCTTATTTTCTCAACATCTACATCATGACAAAACTTGGTACCTCGTTGCGAAATCGAATCGCCATATCCCACTTGTAAGGAGGGTGTTTTACCATTAAACTACCGAGACATACTATCATATAAATCAACTATTTCAACTAACTTTTTATATGAAATTGATGATTTTGTATTTTTTCTATTATTTACATCGTGTGGCATTATTTCACAGTTACACGGATGTGAAATATAATAACAATCATAGTTGTTTCGTTTAGCCTCATCTACAGAAACTTTGTGGTCTCTGGACAAACCAGCTAAATTCTTTTTACCACCCTCTTACCCCCAAATGACACCCATCCAATTTTTTTAATAAGATCGATGTCAAATAAATCTGAATAATCATATACATTAAATTTAAATGAATATTGATCTTTATTGTTCTTCCATTTCAAATGACTACAATCTGGGCACACTGATATCTTATTCTTAGATACCCATGAAATTCCACAAAACTTACAATTGCATATATAAAGTCTAGAATATTCACCAACATATTCAACATCATTCTTTTTCAATTTCTTGCTTATATTATCTTTGGTAATATTAGACATTCTCCATCC